TTCCGTCCCCGCAAACGATCACGATGCGGGATCCGTTATCGCATGCCCCGGTGACGCTCCAGGGATAGACCCAGGGGAAGATGCCTCCCGTCACCGTGGAGAGGGCATACAGGGTATCCCCGTTATCCGGATTGATGAGCACCACCCGCTTCGTCAGGGAGGAGTAGCACCAGCCGTCCCAGGAAGCAGCTTTCGAAAGATCTGTATTCAGCTTCCCACCGGGTTCAGAGCTTGCCACGTCTCCATATGAGGAGCTTACTCCAAACGCCAAAAGGCCCCTACGGTCGATATAGAAAGCCTCGTCCTTTACTGCTACGGCCCCTCGTGGAGCTACGCAAACAGCATCATGGCTCTGGGCTACCAAGCTAAAGTCATCATTCCAAGGGTCTCCAATGGCTCGGTATGCCACGCCAGCGGAGCCATCTTCTGCGGCCTTGTAAATCAACAGATCCGTAACAAGGGGGCACACGGCAACCGTTTGGAACCCTTCCTTGTACCCCACTTCAAACATGTACGCCTTATCCACCCCAGAGGCGGAACAATTCCATTGGGCGGGATCTCCCAGGCCGGAATACTGGATTACATCTCCATCCGTGGCTGCCACACCCACATGGCCGTTTCTTGTCCAAACATAGTTGCAATCGGTCTGCACGTTAGTGGAGGCATCAGCAGCATAACCATCAAGAGCCGTTACGGCTGTGAGCGTCCAGGGAGATTCTTCTTCGGAGTCATAGGATACTTGCTGTAAAACCCCTCCTGATGCTATGAGGATCTCGCCGTTATCGCCGAAAGAAGCAAACATGGGGGATTCTGATCCCGCCAGGCTGCCTATAAGCGTCTCGGTCCAACTCGTGGGAGCCACAGCATAAAGCTTATGAGCGGTACCGACAGTTTCCGATACCAGGTAATGCTCGAACACCGGAGCCCAGAATATCCCCGTGGGAACACCTGAGAGCACTACCTTGGTCTCCGTGCCATCTCTTACTCGGATAGCCCCGGAGAGATGTTCGTACTCCCAGTTCCGACCCTCCGCAAGCTCATTAGGCCCCAAAAACTCCGGGGAGACGCTGGTATTCACGCCCCCCGAGAAGTCTCCAAAACGAAGCTCTGTGGTGGACCTAGAGACAGTATCTCTGGAATAGTGAGCATCCTGCCTAAGAGCCATCGTTTACACCTGTTTCTATTTTCTGCGTTAAGCGATCTGCTAACTGCACATCTTGCGTAACGTTAAACTCGTTCCTATTCAGGGCTTCAATAGACGCTTCGACTAAAAGAAAGGGGATTAAATTCTCTGGAAGGGGGATCTCGTCTGCAAGAGATAGTGGGACTGGAAGGGGATTGTACCGTGTGTCCATACTGGTATTCCCATCCTCAACCATGTAGTTCGGGAACATGAACCGACTGTTTTCCACAAAGACCGGATACTTCCCTGCGAAGGAGTAAAAATCCTTCGGAATCTTTGCCATATGGATTGCAAGATGCTTTTTTACAAACAAGCCTTTTCGCGCTACGGGAGACCCGAGGTAGATAGAGGCGACCCCCCATTGGACGCAATTAAGCAGGTCATTATCCGTATATCCAGCAGAATCAATGTCATGTATCTTGGGGCGCAAGATATTTTCTATGAATGCGCTAACGATCATGGTTGCGCACCTTCCTTCGGATCAGCCACAGACTGGCTTGTCTTTCTGGTAGCTTCCACCGCAGCCAGGATAGTGGCATCCTGTGTAATCCCCATGTTATTTCGATTGAGTGCAGCTATGGATATTGAGGAGATCACCTTAGGTAAGACCTCGGATGGGAGTTCTACCTCATCATCCAGCCCCGAGAGAGCTTGCGGCATCTTGAAGTATTTTGCTGTGACGCTTGAGTAACCAGTGAAAAGTTTTACTACGTCTCCATACGTCTCCATAGGGGGAACCCCGCACCAACCACGCCACCCCATAGGCAATGTATCACCATCAGTAAATGTCGCCCGAGCAATAGAATATTGGTGTTTTTGAGCGATAAGGTCATTCCCAGTATCAATGATGACCTGGTTGGCGTCATTCATGAGTTCTTCATCTGAGTAGAAACGCTTTCCCATGTCATTCAACCTGTAACGAACTTTAAAGAGCAATTCTTCACACTTCATATCATCACCTACACATAAAACGGGATGCGTGTGCTTGCCCGTCCCCTACGTTCACGAGGAATACAGCCAAGAGCCACAGAGGTCGCTACCGTCTCTGCGAGCCCAGGGTCTCCCTCCATTGCTGCAGTAAGGATTTTTCTTAGCCCTCCCCTGAAGGAGTCTGGAAAATCCAGGACGTCACTCTCTGCGGTAGCTCTAGTAGGATTTCTCCAATAGAAAAAATCTACAACATCTTCTCCGGGAACTCTCAATAAACCATCTTCAATGCGAAAGGTTCCGGGTTTGCTATCTCCGGGGGTACCCGTATCTAAGTATCCCCCCTCACAGAGAACTCTTCGCACAGACGCAAAGTCCTCTGGTAAATCTGCCACCCCATCCTCAAGATCTATCTCAATCTCTTTTTCAAGAATGGTAGACGGAGTACGTCCTAAAGCTTCTCCTAACAAGCCCTGAGAATCATTTAGCAAGAGCAAGAGCTGGTCGTCGGAGTAGTTTGCGCGACTAGCGTCTTTAACGTAAATAAGCGCATCCTGGATGACATCCCCTGCTGTCAACTACACCGCCCCCTCGCTTGTTCGATACTCAGGATGTTTACGGAAGAACGACCGTACAGCTCTCGTTTTCTCTGTTTGGGAAACGTCCTGAGACAGCATAACCGCAGCGTCATCATCACCGCTCTGCGCCCAAAACTGCAACTCAATCATGGTTATAGTCCCGATCTTACGCATAGTTCTGCCCTTGGAAAAGCCTCTCCCAGACTCCTTACGCTCCTCCTGAGCCAGCTTGGGGATAGCGTAGCGGTCAAACTGGGTGATGAGGGAGACCTTGTCCCCCTGCAAATCTATATCTTGTCTATACATGACTGGTCTCCCTCATAAACACTACACTACGTAGAACAGGTAAACCGTGAAGTCCCCTGCAGTCAAAGCCTCTTCAGCCACAGTAACTTTTGCAGTCTTCTCAGCGGTCAGCGCAATGGCAGTTGTCGCAGTCCCGAGAACAGGAATTCCATTCTTGGTTGCGGCATCCCAGACGTTCCCATCCGCAGAAATGGCAGCAGCCGCACAAATATCTCCGGCAGAAGCCAGCGTGACGGCAATGGTCGCAGCATCAGTGCTAGACGTGAACGTGGTTCCCACCACCACAACGCTATGAACCACAAGTGCTCCCGAGGGAAGAGTAAGGTTAAGTGCTACGTCTCCGACATCAACACCCTCGCTTGCATCGAACGTAGCCTTAGCCACAAGAAGCGCACTGGAATCAATCATACCCTGGACATCGGTTGTCGTGGAGACATCAGAGATAGGAAGATTCTTAAGTGCTACACCATCAGCGATCTGCAATCCCATATCTATTCCTCCTCAATACAAAAAAAGGGAGAGCCATAAGGCCCTCCCTCGTGTAAAAATCCCCTATTCAGTTGTCTAAGACAGATCCATCCAGGCGTTACCAGCTTCCCCACGTGCTTCGAGGGTAAGCTCGCCTTCGATAACCTTCGCCATATAGGAACCCTGGCTATTGTAATCCTCAATAGCGATCTTGCGGAGCCATGCGGTCTTCCACAGATTCTTGTCGAGGATAAACACATCGTTAGCGGTCAGGAAGCGGCTAGGCACAATTTCCACCTGTCCGAAGTCGGAATCGTAAAAATCCACCGCTCCGTAAAGGGTCTTCTTGCCAGCCTCGACGCTGCGGATTCCGCCTCCGGTAAAAGCGGAGATGACACGCTTATTGGTTCCGTTCACGAGAACAATGGTAGGAGTCCCGCCATTCTCCCATGCGCCCTGAAGAGCGTTGTTAAAAGTGGTTTCGGTAAGGGAGTCAGGGGTAGACTTCTCAGTGCTGATAAACGCCTTAAGCCCCCCGAGCTGACGTGCAGTGCTAGCGTCCCCAGCTACAGCGGTGGTGTTATTGACATAGGAATACTCGATGTCTCGCTTGATCTCAGCCATCTTCTGCTTGATCTGGTGAGCCATTTCAGACTTCACTCCGGCCTTACTGACAGCCTCCTGAGTCTTGGACACCTTAGGTGCTTTGATGAAGATCTGCGTGTAGTTTTCTACACGGGAACGGGTCGTAGGCTCAATGAGGTCGTAATTGGCTCCTTCAACCTTAGCGTTCGCGGCGGGATTTGCGAGAGCATCTTCTACATGCTCATGCTTAGTCCCGGTGGCTTTTGTTTCCCCAAACATAGTGAAAAGGGGCGTATCCTCCGGGGAAATCTGAGTCAGAATATCCGAAAGATCCTCTCTGTTTCCAATCTGTCCATATGTAAGATGTGCGTTTGCCACTTGAAATTCCTCCTAGAGTATACCTCTCTCTTCGAGCAGTGACAGTAGTCCGCTGTCCGACTCCACCGCAGCTCGGGTCACACCGGGCTTCTGTTGGGGAGGGGCTGAGCCACGTGTGGGGGGTTCTGAAAAGTCAGGCTTCTTTGGTGTGCGAGACTTCGATGCAGCCTTATGCCTTGCATACCAACCCTTCCGAATCCCCTCGACAGCCTCAACAACTTTTTCTGCATTGCCAGAGAAGAGGTTTTGTTTGAATTCTTCGGCCTGTGCGACCGTAAGATTGTTGTAGTATTCAGGAGCCCAGTTGTAGATCTCCTCAAAATTCTGATCTCTACCCCGAACCTCCTGTATCACGTGCTGAAGCACGTTCTGTGCGTGAGACTGAAACTCCTGAGACTCACGCCTCCTTATTTCCTGCTGATAAGTCTGCAACGCCCGCTCTTTGATTTCGTCACGAACCAAAGAAAACATCGACTGATGCATAGGATCTGTCTGGTCAAAGTCATCCACATCAATGCCAAGTCTCCGACAAGCACCGTTAATAGACTCCTCCACCCATCTCTTCAGAGGGTAGTTAGGATCTTTCTGTTCCTGGGGCGCCTGCTTCTCCTGGTACTGCTGCCTCAGCCGTTCTATCTCCTCCTGCTGCGCTTTAAGCTGACGTTCCTTTTCGGCAACTTCCTGCATTCTGCGAGTAAAGTATTTCTGTCTCTGGTAGCCGCTTTTCAGCTCCTCCAGATCCACTTCCACCATCTCGCCGTCTGCCTTAAGCTTAAATCTCTTTCCGGTTAAGTTCTCGTCAGGATTCTCCTCTTCAGGGGAAACATCATCCTCTGGAGTAGCCTCCTGAGCTTCCTCATCACTCTCGTTCTCAACTTCATCGGACTCATCCTCCCGGACATGCTTGTTTTCAACAGCCTCGTCTTCCACGGTCGGCTCCTGCTCTCCAAGCATGTTTCCCGAAGCATCAAATGCGATTCCATTGATCACGACTCCGCCGTCCTCTTTAACGCCATAACCGGAATCCATGGCGGGTTTTCCAGTTTCACTCATAAATTTTGTCGCTCCTTAAAGTATGGATTTAGCGGCCTTATTGCCGCTTCGGATAGTCATATCTGCCTCGTTCTTGAAATCATCTGCCGCAAGCAGCTTGCTCTGAAGATGAGCCAATTTAGAAGCATCTGCAGTGCGAAAATCCGAGAAGCACTTCTTTGTGTATGTTTTCAGCCACTCGTCAAGAAAAGCCAATGCCGCCTTAGCGTTTTCCCCGAGTTCCACTACGGCTGCAGCTTTCTGGACAGCCTCACTTTCAGGGGCCTCCTTCTTCTGTGCGTTACGAGGTGTAGTCGCCTTCCGTGTCGCTGCCATTACATCATCTCCTGTGACATCATTTGGTTATTCATTTCAGATTGCATCTCGTCGCTCTGAGGCATACCTGGGGGGGCCTGCTGAGTCATCATCTGCTGTTGCTGCATCTGCTGTTGCTGCAGCTGTTGTGCAAGATCTTCTTTAGAGGGGAGAAACTCCCGTCTGGAGGGGATACCCAGATACTCGCCGAACTTGTCCAACAAGTTCCGAATCTCCATAGGCCCAAGTATTCCGGCTTGGCCGCCCATCGGGACAGCAGTCTGCATAAACTGCCCGAGGAGCTGTGCGCCCATCTCTTTAGTGAGCATCCCGAAGCCGCTGTCAACTTCAATATCCCATTCCCGATCAACTTCTTCGATCGGCACTTGCGTATTTGTCAGACGAACCAAGGTATCCTGATCCATATATTCGAGGTTAAGGTCAACCAGGTAGCGATACAAAGGCTTCATGCAAGTCTCTGCAATCACGAGAGCCATGTCATTTATAACCTTATTGGCCGTGTTGAGAATATCTCGAACGCCACGGGCCGTCTTATTCAGGCTCCCGGAAACATCTCCCTGCAGAATTCTCGACACCCCTGTGCGATCTTGCTTCCAAGAAGGGATAAGCTCCTTCAGGAAGATCATTGTCAGGTTGGAGATGTCTCGGGGTGGAAGATCCTTCACGGCTGCCTCTACAGGCCCTCTGCACTCCACATCCCTCATTCCATTGTAAACATCGTCCATGTTTACCTTGGAGGCATCCCATATCCGGGGGGTGTCATTATTCTGAGCTGTAGCGATAACGGCTTGCCGAATAAAGGCTGTCGCAAGGTGCTGTAATTGCATAATAGAGGAGAGCGGAGATGCTTTTGGGAATATCCGGTGAGGCTCGATGTGGGGGGAGTTAACAAAGAACGGGTGACGCTTGCCTTCACGATCCTGAACCAGGAGTATCTCGTCCCGAACCACTGTAACAGCTATGTCTTCGAGCAATCCGTCGTCGTCAATGTCAAACTTCGTGTAATGTTCATAGAGCCAATATTCCGCAGTGCCATCAGGAACCACAGATTCGAGAGCATGTTCCTCGTGGTATGTCTCGTCGTGGAATTCATCTTCCCCATCTGGCCCCTTTTTCTCAATCTCTTTCAGGGCCTTAGCATCATAGACACCCTCTCTCGCCCTACGCCTAAGCTCATCAAGAAGTACTTTTCTTCGGTGGATCGGGCGGCAGTCGTCTATGTGGAGTGCGTTCCAGTTTGACATAAGGAACTCTTCCGGAGGGACATTCCACAAAACTGGCTGATTTTTCTTGTAGCGATACTGTTTAACATTCACAGTAACTACGCCAGGGGCAACCTCCTCCGGCTCAGAAACCTCCATCAGGTCTGAACCGGAAGCCATAAGGTGATCAAGTTGCATCCGGTCCTCTTCAAGAGAAAGGTTAAACGGTATATCCTGCTCGGACTCAACCTCTTTCTCCTGCTCCCACCCAACCTTAACCACTCCCCAGTTACAAATCAAGCCACTTTGAAGAACAGTCCTAATGGTCTCGAATGCGTGAGTCTGTTTCCGGAGCTGCACATCTATCAGCTTCTGGAGAGAAGCTGCAACCAGGTCATCATTATCCTCGTGGCTCTCCCCTGTCAGTGAAAGATATTCAGATCCCCCGCAAAAAATCCCACCCAGGTACGGCATAATCCACCGTACTGCATCAGCCACAGAGGTGTCCCGGAGAGAGGACTGTTCCGAGAGTAACGGGAACATCTCTCGATAATAGCTCTCGTCAGCATCGTAAGCCTTTATCCGCTCCATAATGGCCGGGTACATCTCTGATTCGAAGTACTCCTGAGCACTTGTCCTCTCATTTTTTATCTGCTTCAGAAGACGAGTTTTAATCTTTGGATCTAACCTCATCACAACGCTCCCCTCTTCCGAGCATTCTTTGGCTTGCTTGTATGCCTATGGATAGGCACAGTAGCAAACTGCTCTGTATATGCCAGGGCATCAGGAAGATCGTCATGAAGCCCCTTTGGAAATGTCAGCAGCTGTTCTTTCATCTCCCCTACCCAGTGAGCATCTTTCGGGAACCAAATCGAGCCAGCGGAGAACCTGGGCTGTAGAGATTCTATCCGAATATCCTTACGCCCCTTTGCCTTAAGAGGTTCGATCCTGAAGAACGTATTCCTCATAGGCATTTCTTTAAGTAGAAAATGCTCTAACGCAGCCTGGTACGCCACTCGTTCAATGCCAACCACTATCGGCCTATACTTCTTCACGGCCCTAAACACAGCGTCGATCTGTTCAGACGGGTTATATCTCCCGTAGTCCACATCGAGGATAAACCACTGGTTATCCTCATTCACAGCCACCGTGCAGACTGCTGTGTAATCAGCGTCGCTTTTCTCGGAGATCGCAAGATCCACCGTGGTAAACACGTCCATCCCCTGAGCCTTGAACTCCAAGGGATCATAGTACCTGAAATATGCCTCCTTGAAGAGTTGGCTATCCGGGGAAATAGCTTTACACATCTTCTCCCGGTACCACACATCAATCTTCCCGAGACTCCTGAAGGCATCTCTCTCCTGGTTTATCTGCTCCACCGTTAGCTTGGCAGGCCACGTGCTCACCATATCTCCGTCATTCCCCTTAACCATTGCAGGAACACGCATGGTGCGCCATCCTAGAGCGTCCTTAGCTTCAAATATCCGCTCTATAATGCAACCTTTCCCCAGGTTATTCCCTATCAGGAATATCCGAGACTTGTTCCCCAGGAAGTGAATGTCAGACAAAAACCAATCCCAATCAGCATCAAGCACCGTGGAGGAACGACTGTCCTCCGTATCCTGGGGGTCGTCTATAACCACCAACGACGGCCTCTTATCCCGCCACACAGCTCCACGTATGGACGAACCCTTACCATAGGTCTCCAGGCGAACCCTGCGGAGAAATCCATCATCTTTGCCGATCTCCCTACGATATGCTACCTCGAACGCATCTCCATTCTGTTGGATTATCTTATGCTTGAGGTATGACAGCATAGGGTTACTCAGCCACTCATCTACCACCTCTTTAAGGCGTTTTTCAGCCAAGGCTTTCGTAGCACACACGATCAGGACGTAATCCCGATCAGGACGTGGAAATGTCAGAGCGTGCAACAGATTCCCACGTATGGCGTACTGAGTCTTAGCGGACTCACGGAACCCCTCGATGGCGAAGTTGCCAGATCCCCGCAAGATGATTTCATCCCACTTGAAGTGGAACGGGGCCGGCTCTACCTCGTCATCCGAGGGGAAAAAGTGTTTTCGAAACTCAACCAAAGAGAGAGAACTCAAGTAGATATTCTCTTTCAGCTTTACAGGATCAACATTAGCCAGAGCCACACTCTCCCTTCGGAAATAATAATAGCCCCTACGCATTCTACGTAAGGGCTAAAGGCGAGCCAATAGGAGAAGGAGGGGCCACCTCGGGTCATAATTTCGGGTATATAGTTACAAGATATCCCATAAGGTTTTTCTAGAACACTACTGTAAGTCTTACGTGTTATTCAATATCTTATGGTTTATAAGACTTACATAAAAAAACAAAATCGTTCCTTTGAGCGAAGCGAAAAGGAACAAGCGCAACGAGCGAAGCGAGTGAGCATTGCCTTTGATTTTGTTTTTGGTTTTGTATTTGGTTTTGCTTCTAAGTCTTTAAAACCAGCGTTAAATAATCTTGTTCTACATACCCCCCCCTCCCCCCCATTGAGACATTCTACACCCCCTGTCAAGCCCCCCCTCTAAAAACGCCTAGAGCATTGCAATCACTGCCCTCGTGCCCTGTTCCTCTATTGGCTCATTTTTTGCCCTCATTCCGCATAATCCTTCAGGTTTTTACCCCCCCTTGACACGTGTGGTTAGCAAACTCACTTTTGCGCTTTTCATCTTCCGTTAACCTAGTTTAAGTCGGATGACTAAACCAATTTAGGGTCAAAGGCCCCGCCTGACGGCGGGCCGCTCGGCACGGGCTTCGCCCGGCTCGCTGAGTTTTCAAAACCTTTTTATAAAATACCCCTCACCGCTCGCTTTAACACATTACAGCAAATTTCCACTTAACCCCGAAAACAGCACTTTTAGAGGGGGGTCTTTTTCTCTAGGCATACTTTTATACCTCTCAGAAAAGTTACCCCCCTCAGAACGCATGTACATGCACTCTGAGCGTCCTAAAATGGAAATTTGACGGACTACCTTACCACAAATTCAAGCCAGGGGGGCTTGCCTCTCAATTGGCTCAAGGAATCCACCTCAAGGCATAACAGCCGTATGAGAATCTTGTAGTGTTGCAGGGACATATTATATAGACAAAAACCTTGGGTTATTAACTTTCGACAGCCAGTCTAATAACTTCCTGATGTGAGTGATGGAGATGTCGTCCGTACTGATGGACAGAACATAATCTATGTAAACAGACTCAGGATGCTTGCTATGCAGAGCTTCTTTGGTTACACTTGTGGGTGTTTGCCACAGTGGGAATTCTCCGTTGTCGGAAATGAGCACCAGGTTTATGGACATGATACCTCCTGAAAATTTTTATGATGGGTAGGGAACCTGAATATTTTACCCCCCCCCCTAATGGATTGATATGGCTCCTTAGCTATGGAAGGGGATAGGGGGAGTAGATGGAGTGCGAGGCTAGATGGAGTATGGATGGGGTAACTATTCAGGTGTCCGTGAGATACTCAAACCTTTGCAAGTACTGCACTCCCAGAAGCTTGCTACAAAATTTTTCAGAGAAAAGACGAGGGAAGAGCGATGGTAATCTTTTGCAAATCGTTGCTATTACTGGGGGAGCAAGTGGTTAGGTGGGTACAAAAATGGGGTTGTATGGCTTAGGGAACCTGTTTATCTATATGGGGGGCATGGGCACCCCCTCCCCCTACATCATACCACCCCCCCCTACCCTCCTTATAGCCGTAGATCCTTGCAACAACTAAATCCTTGGCTGAAGAAACCTGGAAGGATATCCAGTATAGTCCTACCAGAAGGAGAGAACCACATGAAGGCTAGTCATTGCAAGGACTCCAGGCAATGCGACACATAAGATATCTTATAGGACATACGGTGAATTAAACTTCATCTTCCCCTGACTCCAGCGATTGCAAGGAGTAAGCGGTACCGTCTACCACGTCGTTTAATTGTGTCTGGTAAACCCCCAACATGGCCGCCGCTAGGGCTTCCCTCGTGCCCTGATCTAATTGGTAATTTTGAGTGATTTTAAGTTCCGCATGGTTACGCTCTACCTTAGCCCAACGCTCCGGATGCTTGCGTGCCAAGAGTTCCATAGGTCCGCGCCAGTCACAGGATTTTTCGGCGTACTCCTGGATATTTGAAAGCATTTTAGCTTCAAAGAGAGCAGTAGCACGATTCACAGAAATGTAATACTTTAGGTATCTTGTCTCTAAACTTGGCTCCCAACTCTCTGATAGCAACGTTTCCCGTACCTCTTCTTCCGTTTCACACTCTTCTAATACTATCCCTCTACTTTGTAATTCTTCCATTCTTCTTTTATACTCAGCTTCCCCCCTTTTCCACCACAAAGACACGGAAGCTTCAGTAATTCCAACGGCTCTAGCCGCTACGCTAACATCTAATCCATTACCAACCATTTTTGCAATCGTTTCAACCATCCTGTCTGTACACTTGGATGGTTTACCGCCGGTACTCTCCTTCACTACAATTGCTGGTATATTAAAATTCTTCGCCTCCTCCTCAAGCGTAAGCTCTTTACTTTCGGCCTTCCTTTTGGCTCTCTTTTCAGCCGCCAACCGTTGCGCTATCTGCCTTTTCTGCTTTATCGCTTCCGTAACAATTTTTTTTTGACCGACTTTATTTCCCGGTGATCTCCCTGCCATTTTTAATCTTCCTCTCCTTTCCTTAAGCTACATCTCGCATTATAATGTAGCAAAAAATCCTTATATCCCTGCCAAGCGTTGCGGTTACAGGGATAGGGTTATATTACAACCCTTGTCAACCCCACTACGCAAACTGACATTATGCCAATATAGATACCCTATTGACATGACAAACCATTGCAATGACTGCATCCCTTGGCTCAAATTATTGTAATTATGCCAGATAATGCCTTAAAATCCCGACATATGCCGGAAAAATGTCAAAAAACCACTTGACAAAATAACGACGGTAGGGTATTCTGTGCTTGCTCTTAGGGGAGCGGGGCTTGCAACACTGCCAGGAACCAGGAGGTGGAAAGGAGGATCTTGACAACCAAATAGAGCACCACCAAGCACCACCACAAAAAAAAGGAGGGGACAAAAAATGGTTAAGAAACTGGCAAGAGCGTGGTACCACAGAACGCCGAGAAGTGTCGAAGCTATGCGGTGTAACTCAGGTTTTGCAATTTGGAGCAGGAATCATGGTTAGCACGCTAGCAAGGCTTGCGGCGACGGCGGCGGATCAGGGGGAAATGGAGATTTACGAGAATTTAATGGAAATCATTAGACTTTGGGAGGAGATGTGCTAAAAAGCGAAGAAAGGTTAGAGCTGGGAACACTAGGCGCGAAAGGGTTTTATCCCTTTCGCAAATCAAAAAAAGGAGGAATTAAGAAATGAAAAAGACTATCAATTTTTACGAGTTTGAAAGAGGATTCGTGGAGCAGAACCTCAAGGGGAATTTTACATATGAGGGGCTCAAATTGATCTTCGACTACCTGGAGGAGCTTGAGGAGGATCTTGGTAGGGAATTCGAGTACGATCCTATATCGATTTGCTGTGAGTTTACCGAGTACAAGAGCATTCAGGAGGTTCTGGATGATTACTCTATCCAGGAGACAAATCCAAATATAGATACCCTCCAAGAGTATTTCTCCGTGGTCCTGGAGGGGGAAAACGGAATTATCGTAGTTAGGGATTTATTCCCTCTCGCAAATCAAAAAAAGAATGAAACAGACTATCAATTTTTACGAGTTTGCACAGGGGTTCGTGGTTCTGGTAGGGGAAAATTAAGTGAGTAAACTATGGGGAAATTACAGGAAGAGGAAAAAATGCTCTTGCGAGAGTGTAAAATAGGCGTACCGGGGGGAGTTGTCCCTCCGGCAGGGTGGAAAGTGGTAGGATATTCTCCTTCCTACGTGGTCTACTACCACCGCCAAGAGGGGTGGAGGGTAGAAAAAACCTCAGAACGGATTTAAGGAGTAATAGCGCAAAACACACTTGGCGCAGGAGGGTTTTATCCCTCCTGCATATCAAAAAAACAGGAGGAAAGAAAATGAAATTGCATATCCAAAAAATTGACCAGAGCGCAGATTTTGACCATTTCGTGGTCATGAACACACAGAAAGAGGTTCCTTTTCCCGTGGTGCTTGACGTGGAGCTAGGCACTGGAGAGGCGTATTTACTCACTAACACGGAAAGGAACCTTATACCTGAAGACGTGTGGTCCGGGAGAACACAAAGATTTACCCTGCCAATAATTCCCACCCCTTGGAGCGCACAGGAAGTCCTTGAAATGCCCTACGTTGTGGAAGCCTTGCAAGATCTAATAGATAGCGCAAGCATGGAGCGAAAAATTGAGGATTATACAGCAGTTAGTGACGTTATCGCGGGAGTGGAAAACGCCATCGATAGAGCTTGTGAAAGCGTTTTGGGAATAGCGGCAATCGATGCCAAAGAGTGGTTTTCCGGCAGGAAGGATCGCGACATTTACAAAGAATACGACTTTGACACCAAGGAAGATGGGAAAATCGTTGAGAAAATTAAAAAAGAGTGGCACGGATGCTACATCGATGGAGAATATGTACTTTACCTAACAGATACTGACCTATATGTGCGGGGCGTCCGCGGATCCGTCGAGAACACTGACTAGGCCGAAACGGGGGGAAACCCCCGTCTGGAAGTGAAACTTCCACTGACGAGGCCCGTCAGATAAAAAAACAGGAGGCGGTAAAAATGAGAAGTAATCGGTTAGCAACGGTCAGGGAAGAAGGCGCCGTGGATTTTTTGGTATTGAAAGATCCCGAAGGGGATAAAACAGTGAAACTTGCTGCCCCATGGACTAAAGAAGAACTGGGGGCAGTACTGCGGGAACTTTCTGGTAAAGATGATGATTTTGAAGTAGATGATGATGATTTTGAAGTAGATGAAGTTGAGTTTGAAGTATGTGAATATGAATTTGAAGAAGTAATAGGGTTTGACCCTATGGAAGTATTTGACCCTATTGATGATCTAAAATCGTTAGAGGAACTTAACAATTTCCTTGAAGACTACTTGTATGAGAGATATGCGGATAAAGAGGAATTTGCTGCATACCTTGAAGTATCAGGTAGTAGTGATTTCTTTGGCAAATGGCGCGACTTTAAGAAAGAGTACCATACTTTCTACCATGGTATGAATCTTACGGAAGTAGCTGAAGATATGGTGAATGAAGGAATATTCGGGAATGTAAGTAGTAGCTTGATGAATTATATAGATTTTGAGTCACTTGGTAATGACTTGCGAAGTGATGGTTACTACGAAACCGAATGGGGCGTTATGCGGTTAGATTAGGTAAAGAGGATTGATGTGGTCATGTGGTAAGGTCGAAGTAACGGAGGAAGAGTATCACATCTTCCGGGAAGCCGTGGAAGAGTTATTCCGTTTGGCGCAGGGGGGTATATCCCCCCCTACATATCAAATCAACAAAAATCAGGAGGGAAATATAATAATGATAAATTGTGGGTGGAAAGAAACGTGGAGTACGGTGCGGGAACCGAAAAAACAAATGGGGAACATTGGAAGGAGGCGGCGAAAATGACAGAAAAAGAATGGGAAGAATTGCGGGAAGGCTTTTTGAAGATGGATGCAGAGGGAAGCTTTTCTTCCGAAGGTACCGATCTGCTTTTCGACTACCTGAAAAGGCTTGAGGAAGACACTGGGATTGAAACAGAGTTTGATTCCGCTGATCTTTACTACGAATTCTCGGAGTACAAGAGCCTTCAAGCGGTGGCAAAGGAATACTCTATCGAAGGAACCGAAGAAGAGATTATAGGGTTCCTAAGAGAGAATACAAGTTTTATTCTTGGCGATTCCGGAATAGTAATTGTCCAGATTTTCTGAAGGCCGAAACGGGGCTCTGCCCCGTCTACCCGTAAGGCGGGTACTGATGAGGCCATCAGAAAAAAAAGGAGGCGGTAGAGATGACAAAGGCAGAGGCGCTGAAGTGGTTGGAAGAGCACATTGAGTTTGGCGCGGAGAACAACGAAAACGAGAACTGGGCAGAGTGTTGGGTGGAGCCGGAACCAGGGAAGCAGTGGTGGGTAACTGGGGAAAATAGCCAGTCCGAAGAGCCAACCCTTGCAGAGCTTGCGGAAAAAGGGCTTGATGTCCTGGTAACGGAGGGGGGCGCGGGGCTTCCCCGGAAGGCATGGAAGCCCGAAGACAAGATTCCCTCCGTCTACTTGGCGACAGAAGCGGTAGACATTTTTGACGGGGCTGCGGAAAAGGCCCTGAAAAAGTGGGAAGAACTGCAATGTGGAACGATCCACCGGAGGATTATTAGGGGCGATTTGCCAAGTGTAAGGCGGGGGGGCAAAGAAAGTTTTTGTGCCGCCGGTGGAGGGAAAAGGATAGCAAAAGGGAGGAGTTAGCCATGACGCACAAAACAGGATATTTGGTGTATCTATTCGGGGAAAAATTCTGGCACCGCACTTTGAATGGAGCGCGGAAACGGAGCCAGGAGGCAGAGAGTTACTGCCGAGGCGAGCATAACCAGATTATCAACGTTGAGACTGGGGACCGAGTGGAATGATCGACAAGGAAGGGAATAAAAAATAGGAGGGAATAATCATGAAGGTAACTGCAAGAGAAGGGGTTATTGAAATATCGAGGTTGGCAAGGGTGTTGGGGAAAGAGAAGACGCTTAGAAGGAATGGGGCTGTGATGGTAAAGTCCTTTTTCTGGAGCCCGAAGGATCTTAGAGACGTGGTGAGGGTTCTTCATGCAGAGGAGTTCGGGCGTAGTGTTTGTGTAGACGGCCCTTGTCCTGCCTGGGTAGGGATGTGCATTACACATTCCCTCCATCCGTCCATCGTCAGGCTAAATAGCCTTGATGGATACGTGGCGGTGGGAACCAATATTCCAAAAGGTGGCGTGAAGGAAGGGGAGTTCGAACGGGGGAAATTCCATTGGAACGTTGAGAGACGTGGCGATGTGTGGCTCGTAGAGTTGTCCCAAGTGGACCCAACGAAGCCTTATTGCCCGGATGATCTAATGGATCTGGAGCCTCCCCAAGTGCCTGCTGGCTCGGTAGTGGTCATCTCAGGAAGGATGCCTAACTACATGAGCGCATCCATGGCTATGGCATACCACCACAAGTGCGCGGCGTGTGCGGCATGGCAAAGGAACGGTACCGGGATAGTGGTTTGGTCGCACTCGAAAGACATTACCGTGGGAGATGTGGTGCCATGCGAAAGGAGTTAGCACGTGGGCTGCGGAAGGACTCTTCTGGTCGCCTGTGCGAATGTACTTCGACACAAGCCATGGGGATTCTCGGTGTGTCTAGATCGACGTTAAGAAAACATAGGGATTTATTGCAGGGAGAGGAGAGGATTGTAGATGGAAAAATTACGTGGGTTTTTCCGAGAGGGGTGGTGCTGCGGTACAAACCCCCAAAGGGATTTGCACCGCCTAGTGTGGTTGCGAAGTACTTAATGATCTCAAGGCAGGCTCTGCACGATCGCATCAAAAGGGGAACTTACCCCATTTACCATCGAGACCCCTTCCCCGCCTGGGTTTGGCATCCAGGCATAGACCTGAGTAAGCCTGAGCATAGACGATAAGCCTGTAGAGGAGGGACTTTCCCTCCTCTATTTTTATGCCATCATACTTCCCGTTCGCTATAAGGTTGTAAGTCCTCCTGTCATCAGGGGGGAGAGAGATATACGCTTTACGACAAAACACAAGAGCGTCCTTTACTGCATCTATCTGCTCCTCCCTCGCATCACATGCCTCCAGGAATCTCTGCTGAGGCCCTACTCCGTCCCATCTCCCCGTCAAGAAGTCGCTTGGATTGATGGGTTCTCGAAGAGCTTCCAACCTGGCTCGTAGTACAGGAGTCCTAAGAACGAGTCCTAGTGTCCGCTCGGCGGTTCCCCGAAACAATTTTCTGATTCGCTGATGCCATCTGCCATCCATGCTCCACACCCCCCTCCGGTAAGTCCTCCCGATACGCCCCAGTCTTAACGTAATCGCAACAAGAAAGAATAACCGGGTCTATGGCATCTAGGCCACAACGTGTGAAGAGGTATATAGGCAAAATGAACTCCCTATCGAGAGTCTCCATAAAGTCTGCGAAGTCTGATCTGTCCTGGTGCAACGGCTCTCCACCCATAATAGCTACCCTGGACACTAGCGGAGAGGTTATCGCTACAAGGATGTCAGGCATTGCTACCTCCCAATGAAGACCAACGTCAAAGCTCCATAACTCAGGGTTGTGACAGCCAGGGCAATGAGGAGGATTACACCCTGATAGATAGATTTCATACGTCGCATTCTCCAAATCAAACCAGGTTCCCGCTACTCGCATACGTGGCCCTCCGATCGAAATCATATTCCCGCTTACCCTTAGACCAGTTCTTGGTTGACGTGAAGAACCCTACTACTCTTGTAAACTGCTCCACGATGGGATCTCCGCACACTTCGCAATTCGTGGCTGAGGCGTTGGCTGTAACGTGTCCACGGGCGCATCGCCCTAGGGTGTAGTTCGGCGCCCACATAACCACTCCGGCCTCCGCACATGCGTAGATCAACTCCTCATGTTTGGCTTCGGAGATGCGGGAGCCAAAGTTTAGATGTAGGACAGATCCTCCCGAGAAGTAGGAGTCCAGGTACCCCTGAACGCTGATCCGCTGCAGGATGTCTACTCTTGAGGACAATGGGAAGAATTGATTTGAGTAAATATCCGGGAGATCCGCATCGGGGTAGAGAGTCTTATCCTTCTTCGGGAGCTTTACGCTGGCCGACTCGCCAGGCACCTGCTCCACGTTATGAGGCACACCGTACTGCATATCAAGGGCAATTAAGCCATCAGATACCTCTTCCATAAACGCCCTGCAGAACTCCTTATACTGGCTCGCGCTCATCTCCCCAAGGAGAATCTGAGCCGCTTCGTGCAGCCCTATAATCCCAATAGTTGAGTATTGAGTGTTGATGTCCGCAAAGGAATGCGTGTACAGGGGGAGGAGCCCCTCGTCTATGTTGCTCTGGATAATCTTTCTCTTGGCATGGAGAATCCTGCCGCAGTCAAACATCGCCTTGCCAGCTGTCTTGATAAACACGTTCGCATCGTATGCCTCGTAGGCAATCCTGGGAAGGTTGATCGTAACCACTCCAAGGCTGCCAATCTTCGTACCTCCCGCTCCGTAGGAGTTAAAGAACTCGTTATCACTCCTCAATCTGCAGCATGAAGAGAGCGTAGATGTCTTGCCGGAATAGATGTTGATCATCCCGTGCCTGACGTTCTTTTGAGAGACCAACCTGGCAAAAGCCTTGTCAACGATCTTGCGTTTGTCGCTAACCGCGAAACATGCTGTCAACACAGGAAACGTGATGGCAGTACGATCCATAACCTCGTTCATGGCATCCATAAACATGGCCTGGATCTTCATTACGTGTTTGATAGAGCTTGGTTTGCCATCATCAGGAAGGGAGTAATGGGGAAGGAGCTCTTTCAGGAATTCCTTATCGAAAAGGGAGACATTTGTAAACGCACTTTGATTCCCCCGATACTCCCAATTGAGAGTGTAGATCAGGGAAACCATAGTCTCCTTAAGGTAGTTATCAATATCCCTGACCGTTTTGAAGGTGAAGTGGGCATCCTTCTTCGTCCGGTAAATCTTTTCGGCATAGAGAGCCAGGACTATAAGGAGGTCCGCTAAACCTGTGGCTCCGAGGGTGCTATTGGCTGCATAAACCACAAACTGTTCTACCTGGGATTTGTATGCATAGAGATGTTTGGGGGGATCGCACTGTATCCTCTCAGAGAAGGGCAGCCCCCTCCACGCTATGTCCAGCATGGAATAGTTATAGCAGTAGGGAAGGTTCACATTCCAGGCATCATGTAGGTAGAGGTCTCCGCTAACCACAGAGTCGAGGAGATAAGCATGGTCTCTAAGTTCGTTAGCCAGGAGACGGAAAGAGTCCTCCTTAAAAAAAGGCTTAGCAGCCTCGTGCATATATGTGATGATACTCCTGGAGCCCACGTTGGCATTAGGATCAATCGACGCATCCGCAATACTATCGGACTTGAGGTACTTGTCTGTAAACTCTGCGATGTTTGTATCAAAACCGTCAATAGCTCTCAACGTTGCGTTCATTCTTCCTCCTTAAAGGGCGAGTATTCGTATAGCGGACAGAGAGGACTACTGCACAATGCTGAACCAACCAGAGAATCCCCAAACCCTTGACACTCGTAACAATAAGCCATGATAGCTTGTCTCCTTGTAAGGCTTTCCCCCTCTAAAAACTTCTTGTACTCTGACCTCCCCTTGGCTCGCTTCCCATACTTCTCAAACGCGGCTTTCATGTCTTCATTATCCAATAAAGTGCCCCCTTATATGCGATTTTCGGCATTAACAGGGGGGTATCTTTCCCGAGAGGTATAAAACTACCTCTAAAGAAAAGTACCCCCCTCAGAATGCACGTACGTGACCTCTGAGCCCTCTAGATTGGATGTTTCAGGGGTTCTCTTAGGGATCGCAGTCCCTCCTTGGCTATCTCTTTGATTTCCTCTTCAGATGCCCGCTTGTCTATGCGGCATAGGATCTCTTGCAGATACGCAGTCTCCTGTCTAGCCAAGGCGGCTCTATTCGCAGAGCGTATGCACTCCTTCTTGTAAAAATCTACCTTCATCTTCATGGCAGCCATAGATTTATCAAGCTCGGAGATCCTCTGGTTAAGGGCCTTGTTGTTCCAAAACGCCATCAGTTCTCCCCCGGACAGCTACGCTCCCTACAGTTCCCCAGGATGCATGGAGGCCCTGCATATGCAAACACTCTAGGGGCAATCTCCTTTATAAGTCGAAGCATCTCACGCGCCATCTCCCGGATCTCCCGTTGCGCTCTCAAACAACATCGGAGTTCGAAGAAGTGAAGTAATGCCCTGAAGTTCATTGTCACCACAAGGCTTGTCGTACTCCCCTCTGGCAGAACATATCGAGCCTCTTCCATAGGAACGCCATCTTTAATCAACAAGTCGTACGTAGCATACGACATTTTCACGCAATTGTCTATTCTTTCTTTAATCTCTTCACTGAATTCTGAAGGATATGCAAATTGCTCGTGGGTGCATTGCGTATACCTCTGGGAAACTTGAGAGTAAGAGCATCCGATGCGATGTCGAACCAGCTGGTGGCTTGTGATGCGGGAGATGTCTTCGATAAGGAATGTGGCTGATGCATGTTCCAGGATAGAGCAATGCCCTCGTGATACGCAGTGATCAATAATGCTTAACTTTGGCTCAGACTTGTAACATAGTGCCGCTGCCCTGGCACACAACTCCTCCGGATCAGGAGTGTGACTAATCAGCGTAACCTTCAAAGCATCAACTCCTCACTAGGAATCTCGGAATCCGCCTTATAGGAATCAATCCTCTCATTCCAACTATCTGCACACTCCAGAGGATCATAAGCCTTTATGCTCTTCTGCCCACAAAACTGGCACTTGAAATAATAAAGCTGCGCACTGTGGATCTTCTCTAGTCTGACGTTCTCACTCCCGCACAGGCGGCAAGGGATTATTTCCAATGTGTCTACTCCTCAGCCACAATAACTTCGATCTGGGCGCGGGGAATTAGCGTCACCCGCCCGTTCATTGTAAGTTTGATGAACACTTCATCGTCCCACATAAAGTCTGAGTCGATGGCCTGCTCCCAATCTTGGTCGTCTCGAACCTCTCCTGCGAACTCAAGTCCACTCTTCGTCTTAACAAAGATCCTCTTCACGCCTCTTCCCTCCAGTTGATGTCGATAAGTCTTCCGACTTCCAGATGAGCATCTTTAATCTTGATTCGAATGATGTCGAAAATCTCCTCTATCTGTTGGAGATCCTTGTAGATAGATTCAAGATCATCTTCCACATGTTCAAGCGCCTTGCAGTTCATGTAATTCCTCCTCAAATAACGATAGTTGTCACAAAAAATGTCCACGGAAAACGCTGTGTTTGCAGCGCTTCCCGTGATTTTTGTCCTGAAAAATGTCCCGCTATGTTACCAAAATTGGTTTCGGGGACAAATTCTCGTCAATAGATCCAGGATCACTGCTGCCCCCAAGTGCTTTCAGGCATATCAACATCCTCATTCCCCTGCTGCCTCCACATAGCCAGGAGCGCAGCTCTCGCCCTGTCTCCTGCAGCCTCAGGATTGCTTGCCACAATATTTTCAAGCGCATAGAAACACTCCCAGAGGAGGGGTAAGTTAAACTCTTTCCCCAACTTCTCAACGCCTCCCAGGTTCTTCTTCAAAGCCTTCTCCTCCTCCATGTATAGGACAACTGAGGTTATAGACGTACACACCTTCTATGCCTAGGTACCCTCGCCCATGTTCATTGTCAATTACAGGACATATGCATCCCGCCCGCCTAGCCTCTTCGCTGCCTGGCCGGAGGTCACTGCCCCGTGCTTCCAAAGCCGCCACCTCCTCGCTCAGTCTCGCCAAGTTCCTCCACTACTCGGAATTTCGGGTAAACCACAGGGGCTATCACAAGCTGTGCTATCCGGTCCCCCTCCTGAATATAGAAGTCAGAGTCAGTCGTGTTCGTGATAGAGACTTTCACTTCTCCACGGTAGCCATTGTCTACCGTTCCCCAGTGAACCAGAATGCCCTTAGAACTGAGAGATGATCTTGGGCGCACCTGTAATTCCATGCCCTGGGGGGGTTCGATAGCTATCCCCGTCCCCACCACGGCGGTTATACCAGCCTTGATGCACCTCAATTCAGGCCCTGCATAGTAAAGATCTGCTCCAGAGTCTGTTTCGTGTTTGCGATAAGGAACTCTTCCTCCCGGCTGAAGCATCTTGACGTTAATCATTCTCTTCCTCCCACCATCTCTTGCAATCCAAGCATACATGATCACCATTGCCACTTGAGGTGTTCTCTGAGCCACAGTAGGGGCACCTCTCAGGGGTCTCGCTTATCCGAACCAGTAGGTCTTCCCATATGGCACCGCAGGTACACCGATACTCCAAGGCGCCATTCTCTTCACTCCATCTCGAAACAACCATCTTCCGTCCACAGGCAGGACACTTCAAATCATGCCAAGGCTCCGTATCCCGCGATGGAATGCTATCTTCCGTGTTATCTTCCATGGTATCTTCCATGGTCTTCCGTGGATGGGAGAAGGCACAGCTTTCTGCAAGTGCTCTTTCTGCAAGCTCCACTTCTTTCTGCAAATAATGCAAAGCCTTGTTGAGGTCCACCAGCCGCTCCGGCTCCTTCCGTCCTGCCCGGCAGATGTACTTGAGCACATTTCCCAAATAGTAATCCACTCCCCAGGCATCGATTACGTCCCAAGGCTGTAAGTCGCTGAAACAGTAGTGTGCGGGACATTTGTCACGTGCGGTCATGCTTTTTCTCCTCTCGCTTTTGCGATAACGGCATTCAATCTATCCACCAAGCCAATAGGTACGTAGTATTCACTCCAATATTCCGAGCAATCTTGAAGCTCTAAGAGCATCGAGAGCATCTCCTCCTGCATGGTGTGCGATATGTCCGTGCGGGTGTTCCATGCTTCGATTGCCTTTTTCTTTGATGACCGCCATCCGGTGCTTGCATTACACGCCAGGCACTCGACGCCGAAAAGATGAGAAGCGGCCTTAATCTCCTTGACTTCTGCCATCCGGTGCCCGCAGAAGGGGCAGGGTTTGAGATTACTCATTCTTCTCCCCTCACTTTCGCCAGGGCAGTTTTCACTTTGCTTTGCGCCTCATCAAAAGCAGAGTCCCAGTCACGGAAATTGCCCATGTCGCTTAAATCCAATCCGTTGTAGAGCTGGAAAACTCGCTCAACGGACTTTAGCGCCTCTATCAATTCAGAAGTATTCCCGGTGGCATTTTTCTCGCCGTTCGCTTTCTTGATTGCTTTTCTACACAGCTCTTGTATCTGTTCTTGATTCATGTAATCAGATTCTTCGCTGTCACCGACAACTGCCTCAAGTGCGCGCAACATCTCTTTTTCAAGTGCGGTCATGATTCGCACCTCGCTTTCCGCTCATTATTCTCTCCTCACTTCCTTTAACGTCTCAAAGACCAAATCCGATAACACTTCCTGCGCCTCAACCCACTGCTCTAGGGCTTCATCCGAATCTTCCGTGACATTGCCGAGCTGAATTACGCGCTCCACCATCTCGGCTATTTTGAGGAGGTTAGGGGCTTGTGCGATGAGAAAAGCATCCCTCTCGCGCACACCCGAAACAACCGTACGCACGGAATAGCCCCTTGCGTCCGTATTGACGCTATAATGGCCTATGGAGCCACCAAAGACCGCCCTCCACGGCCCCGGTGTGTGGTTACTCATTATCTGCCTCCTCCATCCTCTTCTTCTCCTCCAACCCTGCCCGGAATATCTCCCGGACAATGCCCTGAAGCTCGCCTTTCCGGATCACTATGTGGCGCTCCTGATCCCTGTACCCCTTTACAAGCCCCAAAATAAAGGAACAGTACCCGAGGCAGATCAGGAACAGGACTGACGCTATGAGATTTGCTGTTTCGGTGGTCATTCCTGCACCTCCTTCTTCCTCGGATGCTCCGGCAGCGGTCGCCAATGGGTAACGCCCCCTTCGGGCACAGAAGGGCCATCCCATATTTTTTCGTCCGAATCATAGTCTGCGCAATAAATATTTCCATCAAAGCGCAAAATAAGCGCATACTCGTCTTCTTCCGGCAATCTTTCCTCCACCGGAATCCACCGCTGCTCGTCCTCAACTGCTTTCAACGCGGCGTCAACCTTCGTCACGCTCTCCTCGATTCTTTCGGAAAGATTGTCTCTGAGCGCAATCCCACTGGCTTCCCAGCAAAGCGCTGAAAGGGATTCAAATTCTGCCCTCAACATCTCAAGTGCCGTCATTCCTCCGCCTCCTCCTGTACGTGCTGTACATGTCGCTGTTTTCCCTTCGCATCCTGCATAAAACACCACATCGAAACTACTTCCATCATGGCCTCGTCGGAAAGGGCAATGGATTCTTTCCAGATCACCTTCTCGCCTTCCCAATTCCGGAAAAGTGTTTTCGTAAAGATTCCGTAACCGCCGTCGGTTTTGACGAGAGTTATGCGTCGGTTTTTGAGCTTCGAGTGGAGCACGTTTTTTATTTTGCGTCGCATTAAAACAACCTCCCTTGCCGCTTGATGTTCAGGGATAGCCAAAGACATTCCACTTTATCGGCTCCTCTGTTGAGGTTATCAGCGTGCGGGCTTTAAGGTTATGCGCTCGATATGCGCTACCGATCATATCTGGCTCATTTTCTCAATTGCCCGGAAAAGAGGGTATGCCTGCTGGGGGACTACGGCATTTCCCAGACACTTCAGCCGCTTCGCTCTTTTCGGGATTTTCCTGCATGTGCGGGGGGGCTCGTAGGGGTATTGGTCGGCGCCCATCAGCGCAGGCCATCCCCCCCACGGCTCCGGCTCATCACACTTAAGGTCAGTCCATCCAGCGGGGAATCCCATCAGCATTTCCACCCAGAGAGGGGAGAGCTTGCCGGGCCTCGTTGGCGTGCGCCACACCGCTGTAGCTAATCCGTCTCCGCTCCGTTGGCTCGCCCCTTTGCGGTTGTAATTTCCGCATACGGAAGCGGTAGGCCAGAGGCCAGCACCGCCTCCCTCAACTGCCATGGACCTTCCGCTTTCCCCTCCGCATTCAAAACCCTCTTTCGCGAGGCTCCGTTGCAGTCGCTCGCACGCGCTGTCGGCCACATCTTCCCTGGCTCCGACAACGAACAGTCTTTCCCTTTGGTGGGGCGCACCAACCGCAGATGCTGGTATGACGTAAGGGTAGACTTTGTAACCTTCTCCGACCAGACCGGAGTACACGGTATCGAGGGCGAGATTGACTGCTCCACGGACATTTTCAGCCAGTACCCAAGCGGGTCGGATATCGTGAATAACTCGGAGCATTTCAAACCAGAGCCCGCTACGCTCCCCTTCGAGCCCTCGCTGCTTTCCTGCGACTGACAAATCTTGACAGGGTCATTGAGGAAAGCCTCCGTAAACAATGTCAATTGTCTCGTGGCTTCCATCAGGCATCACCTCCTTACGTTCTTCGGGCATATTATTTTTATGCCATTCATGGTGGCACTTCTGACACAACCACATAACTTCAAGGGGTTTGTTGTAGTCGGGATGGTGAGCTTGCACCATGCTTCTCCCATCTTTGAAGTTCCCGGAGGCTCCACAGTTTTCACAAACATATTTCCGCTCCATTTTTCCGTAAAGAATTGCTTTCTCAAGCTTGTTTTTCGTAATCTTCCTAACGTCATCGAGCACCGGCACGTCAGGCCAGCGTTTCTTTAGGATTGAAACCGCATACGGCTCTATCTCGCAAAAAGCAACGGGCTCGATCCCGGCCCATTCCGCTGCCAGATCAAGCCCGCCGATTCCCGAGAAGAGTGAGAGCCCTCTCACGAATGCCCCCCTGATACTACTTCCTCCCACTGGCTCTTTATAGCAGCCATGCGCTCTGGAGATGTCTCTATAGGCATGAGGATGTACTTATGGGAGAGAGGATCGTCTCCGCTCTCTATGGTTAACGCCCCAGTACTCTTCTCGGTGTGCCAGGTAAAGTCCTTCGAAGCCACAGAGTCCACTCCTGCTATGAGGAGGGGGTAGCTATATTCGAAAGAGACCTCTTTTACGCTGTCACATTCAAGCCTCTCTATTGCAAGGCCGTCCGCTGCGAGGGCTACCATGTGGCTTGGCTGAAGGACGATTCGACTGTCTGCGAAAGCGTTAAGACGCTTAAGAGCCCCCACGGCATCAGCTTTAGACATAGTCTCGCTCTGCTCTCGTGGCTTATCAAACAAAGGCTTTACGTTAGGATAGGCGGCATCTATCTTCATCACGGTAATCCTTAGCCCGAAGGCGTAAATGACCAGAGTCGTATCTGTAACCGCAAGCGTCACATGTTCAATGTCGGGAATTACCGCAAGAAGGCTCGCCACATTCCTTGCTGCCTTTACAGGGATCAACACATCCCCCTTACTTGCTGTAACAATGGGGGTCGTAACCGTTGCCAACCTCTTGGAGTCTGTACTGCACACTCGAAGGATGTCTGTCACGCTTAACAATACCCCCCCGCGGTATGGCGGGTAATCGTCCTTCGTGGATGCGCACTTCGAGCCAAGTTGAAGTGCCGTAACCAGGTGGTCTTTTGAGAGGGAACAGAGATCCAACTGCTCCCCCGTTATGATGGACGGAGGTATAACCGGGTCAGTGTTCACCTTGTAAGAGGATCTCCCGGAGCGCAGGAATACTTTGTCATCCTTAACAACAATCTTAAGAGGGTGATCAGATTCGATGAGAGGGAGGATCTTCTTGGCAGGGACCACAATGTCGAAATCTTGGTCACAGACACCCGTAGTCTCGTATTGCACTTGCATCCCTGGACCATATGTCTGCACAGCCAGTAGAGATCCTTTTCCCCGCAAGTGGAACACATCTTTCCACTCTCCGCCGGAGCATTTCGCTAGCTCCTTCCAAACCTTAGAAGATTCGCTTACGGTAACCACGCTTCGCCTCCTTACTTGCATACGTTATATCCATGCCACGCACATGCTCCCGCACAAAAAACGCCTCGTCTCCATACCCAAACAGCACGCTCTTGTTACGTGCTTTTCCCTGGATGGTTCTGTCTAGCCACATCGAGGCCATGAGAGGGGCAGATATTCCTGACGGAAACGTTTCAATAACAGGATCACATGTAATGGGGATCAAGAAATCTTCACACTTGTCGAGGATGTCTCGCAAATCCTTGACCTTGTAAGGACGGAGGGTTGGAGTCGTTTCGTCAGGCCAGAAGAGGCAGCAATCTCTATGCCGAGGTGTCTGCAAGAACAACTTATCTCCACAAGTAAGCTGTACTACGTCTCGGGAGATCCTGATAACCACGTCTTCGGAGAGGAGCCCGCAGAGTCTTCCGAACAGGCTAGCCATACTGGTATCTATCACCACCTGTTCCCCTGTGACTTGGGTACATCCTTCACACGGAATGGTCGCCATGTTTTTTTCGAAAGGGCTCTCCCCGTAGATGTCGATAAGCCCCTTAGGAGCCCATACCATGTCAATCAACACGTAATCCCAATGTGTCATAGAGCCTGTTGTGCAAGCCCTGAGGCCCCTACTCAATAACCCTCCGCTTACTGTCATTGCAGGACTTACCCTGGTGGCTACATGGCTAACACCTTTACGCAGCCCTATAGCGGGGGCTCCTTTATGGCTAAGAAGCACTGTGCCGTCACTTGTCGCTACGGAAAGAGGCCCTTTCCTTAGGGCGATCTTCAGGGGGCGAAAGATCTGGGTTGATACGGACGCTGTTGTCTCATTCTCGCAAAGGCACTCCACGGAATACTCAAGCCTGGCATCTCCGCTAACATATGCAAGAGTCGCTTTGTTATCTCTGAAGTGCAAGAAGGTGTTTGTATCTGGGAGAGACGCTACGTGTAGGTCTAGAGCTGGTGCCAGCCCGGTCCAGTCATTGCTGGTTATTCGATTCATGACTACTCCTTTCGTAGTAACATCAGGAAGTCTTCGGCGTACATAACTACGATCCAAGGGCGATGAGATGGGCGGTGAAAAACGATGGGGGGCATATCATC